GATATATTGTTTTCTTTTTGCCGTGCCAGCTTTTACCATCAATATCCGGTTTGGTTTTCCCGTCAGTTCCGGCCATTGCTTGCCCTAGTTTAAACGCTACATAGTCACTATTGGCTTTTTCTTTATCACCGTAGATATTCATGCCCTTCGTTGACTGCGATTGTCGCTTAGTAGGTTTTGCTTGCCTTACTTCTGTGATAATTTCTTGTACTCGCATATTAACAATTCCACTTTCTTAGTGCTAGAGCTTTGCGAGTAGGTTTACCATTAGGCTTCTTCATTGGACCTTTTACGCCGCCCATTCTAGCACAGAATGATTTACGGCGCTTGGCTGCTTTACTGCCCTTCTTTAGCTTTGAAG